AAGGAGGAAAACTGGATCCTGTGAAGCAAGTGCGCGAGTGAATGCTCCTGGAGCAATTACTTCTCGGAAGTTCAATCCGGTTGCTTCAGAATTGAATGTGGCTGCATAGCCACCAATCTTGAGCGAACCATCTTCTGTGTCAACAGCGCGAACTTCAGCAACCATGGTGATGCGTTCTGCTGTTGCCATTGCCTTGCGAGCTTCAATCATTGATGAATCCTCCGAACGAGGGGCAGGTAGGGCAGTGATAACTGTGAGGATGTCTGGTCGATGAACAACTGTGACATCGCTTGGAATCCAACCATTTCCCTGTTCCTTGTAGATTCGAATCAAGAATGCTGGTTGATCTGGCGTTGTTTCCAAGACATAGCCTTCAGAAGACTTTGCTTGCCCCTTGGTGACAACCTTTTCGACCTTACCCTTGGCGCGACCATTTGAAGTGTTCCATGATACGAATGAACCTTCTCCAATTCGAGCAGCAGATGCGCGACCCTCGAAAGGAGCCTTGATTGAATCATCATTGAATTCTTTGGCGAGGCGAGCATAATAAGCCGCAACCTTGTCCTTGATTTCCATTGCATCGGAATCGGGAATGTCAACGCCTCCGCGAGCGCCATTCAAGACACCGGCAACAGCGAAGATTCCTTTTGGAACTGCAACGAGTGAGCCATCAATGACATCAGCGAATTGCAACTTGTATGAGCCGAGCAGTTCTTTCTTTGTCTCATCGACATAGAAGAATGCTTTTCCGTACTTAGCCCAATCCATGTTGTCTTTGCCGCCAGCATATTCTTGAACGCGCTTGTCGGCTGCTGCTGCATCCCAAGTTGTATCGCGAGGAGCGATTGGAAGGTCAGAAGCTCCAGAAGCCATGCGAGGCATGATTATCATTGGATAAGTTGCGCCATCCATCTCTTCATCAACATCATCTTCATCGATGCCTTGAGCATCAACAGGATCCGGTGAAGGCTGGGTGACTTCTTGACCAAGGGAAGCGGTCAACTGCCATTTCCAGAATTGATGTTGGTCAATTCGACCAGCGAGGAAATTCGCAACGCCTTGTTGATTGTAAGCAGTTGCACAATCAAAGGCATCCGATAATTCATCAAGAATGATGTCATTTGCTGCAAGCAAGTCATTGGCAAGAGCAATTGGATCTTGCAAGGTTGTTGAAGCATCATCAATTGTGCGAAGTGCTAAGAATGAACCGAGAGTGAATGGTGCAAGTGAACCGAGCTTGCGAAGGTTCTCTGCAATTGGGTCGATTGATTCATAAACATCTTCATAAATTTTCAAGAATAGTTTGTGATACTCGCTGAAGTCAGCACCCTTCACATTCCAGTGAGCGCCATGAGCGCGGAAATAGAAGCTCACAACATCTGCGAGAAGTTCAGTCAGTTCCTCATTGAGATCAGGAACTTGATTCATGTCAGCCATGTCACCCTCCTCGGATGCCATCAGGGAAAGCGCTCTTGCACTTTTCGAGATTTGATTTCTGATTCTTGTTGACCAGTCGAAGCCAGCATTGCCACCCCAGGCTGACCATGCGACTCTTCCTGGTGATGGAAAACCATTTTCCCCTGAGTTGAAACCTTCTGCCTTTTTGTCCACTTCATGTCTCTTGAAGAATGAATACATTCTCAAGATTGTTTCAGCACTTACTGGGTGTCCAGCAGCCAAGTCGCTCGCTCTTTTCTTGCCCACTGCTGTGAAGCCAGAACCAGCATGACCATCAGTAATCCAACCCAAAGCCATTTTCGCTTCATCTTGAACTCCTTTGGGAACTCTGAATGTTTCAGCCATTATTCAAGCACTCCCATCACTGGAGCTGAAGGATCAGCATCTACACCGAGAGAAGGATTGACTCCTCCTGCGGTGACATTTCCAGCAAGTGCCTGATTGAATGAATCGCCGCCCTCGTAAGGCTCCAAGCCTTCAATCTGGCGAACTTCATTTGGTGTGCGAGCGCCCATTGAAACATTCACCATGTTCACGCGAGCGCGAGTGAGTGCATCTGTGCGAAGCAAAGTTGAGGTGTCGAATGCGACATCATCTTCTGGATCTAAGATTTTTGAAATTGCAATTTCAATTCTGCGAATCCAAGGAGCGATTGTGTGAGTGAGGAAATTCAGTGAAGCCTGTTCGACATTCTGATAGGTCTGATTGTCTCCCAATGCACCAATCAAGTGATCTGGAATGCGGAAGATGCGAGCGATGTCACGAATCAACTGTTCGCGAGTCTTGATCATCTCTGCATCAGCAGCAGAAGTTGTGATTGGTCGGAACTTGAGACCATCAGAGAGAACTGCTGGCTTGCGATGGCGGCGATGAGTTGCTTCCCATGTTGCCTGAATAACGCGAGCCTGTTCGAGATTCAACTTCTGATCTGTCTCAAGAATTCCTGAAGGAGTTCCACCTTCTCCATAGAACTGCGCCAAGTGGCGATCCATAGCGATGGAAAGACCAATGAGATTTCGAGCTTGATTCAGTGGGCTGATTCCCACTAACGATTGAGGTGGGGTGAACCAGCGAAGATGAAGAACATCCTCACGATTCATCTCATTTCCGAGGTGAAGGTATCTGCGACCTGTCATGTCACCAGTTGGAAGAACCTGCATTTGGTAAGGGTGCAAAGGCACAAGACCAATCATGTTGCCAAAACGGTCTCTGTCGATTTTGACATAAGCATTTCCATGCAAAGCCATTGAAGCGACAATCTGATGAATCAATTCATAAGTGTTCGATTCTGGATCTGGGTCAGCAAGAACATCCGGAAGAGGCTGCATTGTGCGCTTGCCATCTTTTCCGATTGTGTAGCAACGCAAAGGCATTGAAGCCACTGAGTCCGCCAAGAGTGAAACAGCGCCAAGCACTGCTGAAACTCCAAGAGCAGTCCACTCATCGATGCGCTCGCCAGCAGCAGAGGTCATTGATGTCTGACCATAGAGCTGACTCAATGGTGAAACATAGTTGTTGAATTGTGGGTATCGACCAACTGTGAATGATTGGATTCCTCGACTGAAGATGCTCACTTATTGCCTCCCAAGTCTGCCAATACTGAACCAATAAGAATCAAGATGCCTCCTGTAACAAGAGCAGCCCCAACTCCAAAGATGATTCCAAGACCAACTGAAATCATGGTCGCGCCAATCAATTCGGTGATTGTCGTGATTTGATCACGCATCTGGAACCTCCATTGAGAACGGGTCGAAAATTTGTGGCAGTGCGCCACCTTGAGATTGCCACCAACTTGCGCGTTCCAGAGCCATGACAGATGAAACTGCAAGGTCAATTCGGCGCTTTGAGCCTTTTGCCTCTTTTGCAAGTCTCGATCCACGATTGTCTGTGCGAAGTTGTGCATTGCCGATGTGTCGCGCTAGGCGAGCATCACCATTGTGAGTCACTGTCTTGTTGACAACAGACTCAAAGAATCTTGTTGTCGCTGGAGTCATGCGAGATGCTGTCTGTGGGAAAGTAACCACTGGCAGACCTTCATCATCAAGAACTTGAAAGGTTCGCGCCCATCGATAAGGGTCGCAAGCAATTTCCAAGACTTGCCAGCGAGTAGCGGCAGCGCGAATGGCATCTTCAACTTCGAGAACTGGGATTTGCCAGTTCGCATCTGCCTCATCTGGCTTCTCCCAGACAGCGACGGGCATGATGTGAGGAATTTCGCCCACCGACACTGCAACGATTGCTGTGCAGTCTCCGTTGAATGAGCCATCGAAGCCAATCACGATGTCTGAGCCGTCAGGAATCTCTCTGTCATCGACGAGCGCATCCCAAGATCCATGAGGGAGCCAAGTGTCTGATGTTGATGTCCAGATATTCAATCGCTTGGTCTTGAATTCAGCTTCTGGAGTTCTAAGAATCGCTGAAGTGAAATCATCGGCAGCGATGATGTCTCCATAACCTGGATTCGATTCGCGCCAAGAAATTTCTGAACGATAGTCATTGTCATTGTTAGCTTCCCACCATGCAAAGAAAAATGATGGATCATCAACTTCGCCAAGTGCGATTTTTTTTCCGTACTCATAAAGACTGAAACAGATTGAATCTTTGCCACTGGAATCTGATTTCACTCCAGCAGTTGTGATTGCAACCAACATTGGTTCGATTCTTGCGCCCATTGCAAGCGACATGACATCAAAGAGTTCGCGATTAGGTTGCGCGTGTAATTCATCGAAGCAGACAAGTGTTGGATTGAGACCTTCTTTAGAGAAGGCATCGGAAGAGAGTGCGCGATACACAGAACCAGTCTTTGGATTGTGAATGGTGTCTTTGTACACTGTCAGAAGTTCGGAAAGTTCAGGATGAAGCCTGACCATCTCTTTGGCTGTATTGAAAACAATCTTGGCTTGTTCCTTTTCAGCCGCGCACGAATATATTTCGCCGCCTTGCGCTCCAAGAACTAGCGATTCAAGAGCAACAGCACTGAGCCAAGCAGACTTTCCGTTCTTGCGCGGAAGTCCGACAAGTCCGATTCGATGACGAAAGGTTCCATCTGCCTTGACTGCGAATAATTGTCGAGTGAGTTCGCGTTGCCAAGGTCGGAAGACGAGATCTTCGCCAGCATGACCAGCGATGGAATCCTTTGTGATTTTGCAAAGAGCTTCTGCAAAGTCTGCGATGTCATCTCCACGCGATCTCCCAAGGTCTTCATCTGAAACTTTGGAAAGCCATCTCGGTGGAAATCCATCAATCTTCTCTTCTGCCATTTCGCCCCCTGGCTGAAATTATTTTCTCGCCTCTCGCTTGGCAAGTAGTTTGTCGATTGCACTGATTGCCTTGACCTCGGCAACCCCCAGTCGGCTGCGAGCCGTTGGGTCAAAGCCTAGTGAGGAAAGTGAATCAACGAATGCTTTGTTGAGATGAACTAGCAATCTTCCATCGCCAGGTTCAAGCGTTGCTCGGTATTTCTTACGAGC